AATACCTGTTCTACTGTTTGGATTACCCACCATTGACCAACATTTGCTGCACCAATGCCTTTGGGTTTGATTACTAAATAGCCAGCGAGCGCACCAGCATTGATGCGCTCTATTTCTGTTTCTTTTAGCCAAGCGGGTATTTCTAATCGGTTACCCGCTTTAATTTCAATCACTACATTAGGTATGCCCGCAATGTCTCCGCGGTCATTTTTGCCATTGGTCACGCGTCTTTCAACTGCTGCGAAATCTGGTGACTGTTCTTTAATCCAGTTCACAAATGCTGTTTCTGCTGCTGTGCCTTTGGCTTTTGCTTTGCTCATCAGAATGGCGCGCTTTCGCCCCAAGGGTCTGATGGGACTGGCTTTGCAGACCGCTTCACATCAACCGCAAGTGAATCAACGGCAATATCATAATAAGTAGATTTTACTCCATTATTTTCCACTACGCGTTGTTTTAGTTTTCCAACAATTAGAACTGGTGTGCCTTTTGTAATGGCTTCAACTGCCGCTTCAGCAATTTGTCCCCAAACTGTGCAATCAATGAAAGTTGTGTCACCATCAATCCAGTTGCCTGAATCGTCTTTTTTGCGCTCACCAGCGGCAACGCGAATCCGCGCCAGCGCTGTGCCATTGGCTGTGAATTGTAGATTTGGCTCAAGACATACATTGCCTTGAATTGTTACGATTGGAAGCATTTGATTACCTACCTTTTCTTTTTTGAACTATGCCATTCTTGAAGACTTTACCCGCTGCAATTCCATCATAAAAGGTTGCATGCGGATTAACTACAATCAGGCATTCCATTTGCACGCTGCATCTGGAACACATTTCAAGCGCTGCTTCTGCCAGCCCATTAAATTCTATTTGGTCAAATGGGACTGGGTTCACTCCAGCGCATATTGCTTTTTCATAAAGTTTTGTTGCTGCCTGTTTTGTTTCAAGCATTTGTTTGCCAATCTTTAACTGCTTTTGTCCATGCTTCTCTGCTTATCAGGCTGACTATGTACCAATCAATTTTCTGGTATTCATCAACGCCAGCAAGTTTTTGCAAAAATGCATCTGCATGTATTCCATCAAGTTTGTAAAACTTTGCCTTTGAATACGCTTCATTCTTTAGTTCTTCTAGTTTCTTTTCTCGCTCTACAACTGGTGCTGCTTCTTCAATTACTTCGCTTAGCGTTTTCTTTGTGCGCGCTGCTTTACCCATTTCTTCTTGGCTAGGTCGCAAACCTTTAGGGCTAAATGAAAGGTTGGCAAGGCACCTACCGATTGCACTTGTTTCTGCGTTTTCCAGCGCTGATGTTCTATTGACTGGATTGCTGCCAAGGATTTCTTCAGCGTACCCAGTAGCGGATGGAACTGGGTCTGCTAAATCTCTGAATACTTCTGCCTTAAAAATAAACTGGACTGGCTGACCGATTTCATTTAATCGTGTTTCAATCAAATGCGTAATGATTCTGCCATTAGGATGCTTTTCATAGAATCTGTGAATTCTTGAATCAACTGTTTCATATTCGTTAAGGTTAAAGTGTGCCATTTGGGTACATCTCCAATTCGTGTTGTTCTTTCTCTGTTCGTTGGATTTTGTTCATGAATGCCATCACATTTTTTTCACGCATCAAGAACTGGATGATTTCGCTTGCCGCATTCACGCTGATTTCGCACCAATTTAATGCGTTATCGTGTGGCTCTGTAAAAAATTGTTTCCAAACTTCTGATGGCTCATATTGTGTTTCTTTCATTAGTTTCAAAATCGTATCGTATTGTTTTCCAGAAACAACGCGTGTATATGAACCGCGATAATCTTTCTGCCCGATTGATTGGCGTGGGCTGATTGTGTTAAATACTGTTGTCATGTCCCATCACTTTCATCAATTGTTGAATACGGATGTGAAGAAACGATAGGTAAGAAATAGCATCTTCTACTTCTTCCAGCGTGTCAGTAAATATTTCAGCAAGGGTTTTTTCTTCAAACGCTTGTGATTTACCTAAATCGTTTGCGTATTGATGGTCGCCTATGCCTTCAACGCGGTTAAACACATTGTTGAAAACGCCTGCCATTTTGTCTGTTAGTTCTTCAGTAGTCATTCTGCTTCCCATTCTGTTTTTTGATATTGTCCAATCATGTCTTCATAAATTGCCATGATTAAAATGCTCATTCTTTCGCTTGGATATTTTCTGCATAATTCCATGATGTCTGAAAGCGTTTCTTCATATGCATCTGCTGATGATACTAATCCATCAAAGATGCAATGCAGGCTGTTGTGTTCTGGGATTGCTGCAATTGGTTCATCATTGAATGAAAGCCAAAATGTGTTGAACTGGTCGCGCATTACTGATGTTTTGTTCATTTGTTTCTGCTTTCTTTTAATGCTTGCTTGCGCCAGTAGCGAATTTGGTTTTCATAATCTTCAACTTGGATTTGCCAGATGATTGTTACGATTGCAAAGCATGTTGCGAATCCCATGAAGAAAAACATTAGTTGATTCATTACGCACCAACTTCTTGATTTGTGTATTCTGCGCGCCAGCCGTATCCAATCATTTGATTAGATGTTAATGAATATGTTTTGTCTGCAAATTCAACTTTGATTATTCGCAACCACATTCCAACGCTACTTGACCAGCGTGAATCAAAGCCTGTGATGATTCCAGTTGCGCCGTTAGGTGATTTGATTGTTGCTCCGATTGTCTGCCATGGAGTATTCATAATTATGCAACCTCATCCACGCGAAATGTTGATTGATAAATGTGAACATTGCAATCAGCAAATAATGTTTTAACCGCTTCAAGGATTTCTTTGCGTTCTGATGTTGTAATAAAATCATCTTTGAAACCATCAAAAATCAAATCAATATCAATTGTGTTTGTGCGTACATAAGATTTGCGAACACGCAAACCAGTTGTCCATGATTGACCTTTAGTGCGGTAGCGTTGTGATGAAGATGTCTGACCTATTGCAGAGCGAATGCCTTTGTTGAATGTGTGCAATGGCAAGCCTGCTGCTTTAATCATTCCAATTGCTTTTTGGGTTGTAATTTCTGTATTCATTGTCTTGCCTCTCTGTTTGGCGCCTTGCCAATAAGAGAACAATATAGGTTCTGGCTGCCATGTCAATAGTTGGTTTCGGCGTGTCGCAAAAGAAAAAGCCCGCCCAGTCACACCGAACTGGGCGGGCTTGAATTAGGGGTTATGCGTCCATTTCTGCTAAAACACCAGATTCAAACTTTTTGGCGCATTCGCTGCCTACAAACCAGAAACCCATGTAGCCAGCATCAAAAATTGTGGTGCCTTCTGATGCGGCGTGGATATTGCCACCATCTACAACTTCAACTGCATAAAGGTTTTTACCAAGTTTTTTGTTGCAGATTGCGCAATGCTCATTGTCGCTTGCAAGTTTGTGGAATGGAAAATCATCCCCATGCTTTAGTTTGTTATTCATTGTCTTGCCTCTCTGTTTGGCGCCCTGCCAATAGCAGGACAATATCAGTTTCAAAAGGCTTGTCAATACCTAGATTCGGCGTGTCTTGCCTTTATCTGTGGAATAAAAACCCTCACCAATGAAAGCCACCGCGGGAGCAATGAAGACCTTGGCTACCTTATCGCCGCCACATTTAGGGCAAGGCGGGTAATCCTTGGCATTAATGTCCTGCCATTGCTCAAAATCGCCGCACTTCTCGCAGTCATAAACATAGGTGGGCATTAGGGATGATTCTCCAGATGCGTCACAACTGCTGAGCGCACTTCCCGCACATCCTTATGCAAGTCTTCTAAATGGTCTTCTAAAGCCTTCAGGGAGCGCTGTACGCCACTTGCAAAGCCGTTGGCGGTTGGTCTGCTGTTCTTCTCTGCCCTAGATGCTTTAACCGCTGAAATGCCCGCTATGAGCGCTGTAACGATAGGCACGAAAATAGCAAAATCACTCATTGACTCCACGCCCATAAACTTTATCGCCAGAATCCAAATATCTGATGATTACTGGGAGAACAGATGCAACGCCAGCCTGCCACATAGAATCAAAATCCAGTTTGCCTGTGTTAAGCCAAACGGCTAGGGACGCTGCCAGAAAAACGCGAATCCAAGACAATCCCATTTCTAGGGTTTGGCGCATTTGTTCTTGTGTCATTTCTTTGCTACTTTCTTTGCCGCTTTCTTGGCAACTGGTTTGGTTTCTGCTAGTTCTTCTGGGTCTGTTTCTTGATATGGCTTAATTCCATGATGCAAAGCCTGATTAATCTCAGCAACAATTGGATGCCAGCCAGCGCCATATTCTGGTTCTGCCCAGCCCACAATGTCATTTGGGTGACGCATCCTGATGCAAACTTCTCCGCCGTTGCGTTGGTCTTTTCTGTTATCTGTGGAAGTGTTACCTTCAATACACAAAACTTGATTATTGGCAAGATGTAAAACTGCAATACCGACATGGCTCACACGATTGACGCCATCACCTTTGAAATCAAAATAGACAATTGATGCGGGTTTAACTTCGCCGCTTGTCTTCCACAATCCGCGCTTTTTCCATTCTTTTACACCATTTGGAGTGTAAGCAGTATTTGGGAAATCGTCATATCCCGCTTTTGCCATTACCCACATAATGAACAATCCGCACCATTGCGCAGGATTAGATTTGAAATAGCGCCCGTATTTAGTGATATTTACTGGCTTTTCAATATATCCAACTTGTGAATATGCAATCTCTAAAACTTCTTGAATTGATGGTTGCTTAGCCATGATTATCCTAAACTGATTACTTGAATTCGGTGCTGATAAACAATAATGGTATCTGTTCCACCAGCAAGAATTGTGCGGACGCGTGGAGTCAAAGTGATTGTTGCGCCACCAGTTCCATCAAAAATTCTGACTGACGAGCCACCAGCGCGGGAAGTTCCAGATGCGTCACTAGACAATTCAACATCTGCTGAAATGCCGCCACCAGAAATGCTTGCACCTAAAGCCCAGCCGTTAGCCGCTGTGGTTGTGTTGTTAGCGTTACCAGAGACAATGACTGCAAATAATCCTGATGCGCCAAGCGTGAAAGTAAAACCCGCTGTGCTAGATGCAACATTCTTAGGCGTTGATGAGCAGTTAGTAGTGGTGCGGTTATTAACATCTTCATTAGTGTTGAAGTTAAATAATTTGCCTGATGCTTCTGAACCATCAATAAAATCTTCAATTGCTTGCGCAAGGTCTTGAATCTTTTGCGCTCCGCCACTTATATCATCAGTAGCATCTGGATACGGAAAGCCGTAGTTAGTTGTTGTGCCTGCCATAATTGTCCTTAACTTGGGTTATAGATGGTAGAAGGTACCATAATTAGTGTGGATTCTGCATGGTTTCTAGTAACAGTCAGTTGGACGCCCCGAACCATATAAGTGTGATTGCCACCATAAGCCGCGGGGATATTGGTCAATGGCAAGCGGACTGGCTTAGTGGACTTATAGAAGTTTTGCCATTCACCAGTTACATGTGTCATAGCATCAAGATTAATAGTTATAGATTGCAAATATTTGTTTGGCTGCTTATAAGCATTGACTCTGTTAGTTGCCACAAGAAGCGGAGAGTAAGTTGTCGCGTTTTCCCAGCAAGTCCCAAAATCTTGAAAACGATAACCATAAGAATCATATGAAGTTGAATCAAGAAAAGAATATGTATTGCCAAAACCATCATCAACTGAAGCGCTATTGATAATATTGCTAAAGTTTTGATTAGTATTTAACGGCTGCCACAAAGCGCAAGTTGATGCATCTAGGGATGTTAATTGGCTGAACAATGTATGTGCGCCACTAAAAAGGGTAATGTTGGTATCATCAAACCAAAACCATCCACGATATTTATTTGCCCAAACAGTTGTGAGAAACGAAAGCATATCTTGACCAGTAAAATCTTGACCATAAATGTTTGTGATGCCATCAATTGAATCATTAGCGAAAGTTAATCCAGATTTGTTGTTTGTATAGGTAAGCCATGTGCCTGCTGCTTTTGCCCATGTCAAACCCGCAGGCGCTTCATTCCAAGCATTTTTATCAATTTGCTTATTCATTGAAGTTGCAAAGGCAGACCAAAATGGAATGCCGCCAATGAAATACATTGTGCCTTGCAAGATTTCTGTTGCCAGTCTTGAAGTTTGACCAACTAAATCAAGTTCTACAATCTGGTCAGTTGATGAAGTTTGAACTGGTGAACATGAATAACCTTGCACAATTCCAGACCATGTGACAGAACCAGTTGCGCCTTGCGGAGTCACAGTAAATGTAAGTTTCTTACCAATCCACCAATCAGGCGTTTGTGTGACTCCAGAAACAATTGGCAAACCTAGAAAAGATGCGCGCGCAACTGGTGGCTGCGGCAATTCATATGGCAACTGTGAACCAGTTATTATTTCCAATCGGTCAAGTTGAGAACCATAATCTGCGGATGCGTACCCATCAACAGTCACAGAAGTTGTGTATGTGGTAGGCATTATCTAAACCCTAAAACCCCAACGCCTGAACCGCCATTTAATTCTAATTTTTCTAATGTGCGCTTAATCGCGCGCGCAGAAGAAACCGCATCAGCAGCATTATTGATAACAATATTAATAGTGGGAGCAGAGCCATAAGTCATTTGAGCAGACGCAAGAAGTTGCTGCGGAGTCAAAGTCAAGTTGTTTCCAGACCATTGAACAGAACCCCCTTTGCCTTTTTTGCCTTTAATCTTTACGCCAGTAATTTGTTCGTTTGTTGGGTTCAAGCCCATTAATAAATTTTTCTCAACACCAGTTTGAATATCTGAAATCTTTTGAGCGCCAGCATAAGCAGCAATAGCAGCAACCGCACCACCAGCAGCACCGCCAGCAATAGCGCCAGCACCATAAGCCGCAGCCGCCACCGCAATTTTCGGGTCACTAAGAAGACCGCCAATAAGACCTTGTTGCGCAACTTTGCTAACAAGTTTAGTAACTTGAGTAACAACCCCTGGCAAATATTTAGCCATGATTTTAATTGAATCGGCAAACGCTTGGGCAAAATCAGTAATAACTTTTTGACCTTTAGGGCTGTTCAAGTATTCAACCAATTTAGAAATCTCAGGGTACAAGGCTTCGCCAATAGTTAATTGCGCATCTTCCCATAAAGCAGTAAGGGTTTTAGTTCCATTAGCCAAACCATCCGAAGTTCTGCCATAATCGCCTTGCGCATCAGATGTTTGTTCAATGATAGATTTGTAAGCAGCCATAACTTTTGCTGATTGAGTTAATGCACCTTTACCAGCGTAAAGACCCATTTCCATGGCTTTGGCTTTTAGTGTTGCATCATCCAGTAAGACGCGGTATTTGCGCAAAGGTTCTGCTTCACCGCGAAGACCAGAACCAATTGCTTGAATGGCTTGCTCAACACTAGTATTATCAAAAGAAGCCATATCGGATGCAAGAACAGTTAGTTTCTTTGAAAACTTAACCATTTCTTTGCCTGAAAGTCCGCCCGCTTTTGCCATGCCAGCAAAATTTGCAGCAGCATTAAGCGCTTGAGTACGGGATTGACCAAAGGATTTAGCGGCAGTTTTTGCCCATGCTTGAATAGCATAAGCATTCTTACCAAAAATAACTTCAGTTTTGGATGATACTTCAGCAAAATCTGAATACGCTTTAACGCCATCAATCGCAAGTTTGGTCGCAAAGGCAGCAACCGCAATACCAGCAGTCGCAAACGCTTTGGCAACACCTTTAGCAAAACCTTTCATTTTTTGACTAAAAGTTTTAGTTTGATTTGTTGCACTATTCATGCCAGATGTAAATTTGCTTGTATCGGCAAGCAACGCCATCTTCAAAGTTCTGTAATCAGCAGCCATTATGAAACCCACTTATCTAACATATCATCAACCGCTTGATACCAACGGCGTGTGATAGTTGGTTGAAGTTTGCGTGCGGTTGGGAAAATCCAATAGCCGCGATTGTCTGGGGTTCTCCGCGGAAATGAGCGACCACCATTTCTGAGAAATCCACTAACGGCACCAAATTCAACACCAAAAAGCATTTGAGAAAATGTTGCACCACCACGCACATTCATTTTGCGGTTGCCACCAAATTCAATAACTGGCGTTACATCTCGCCGCGCTTTTATAGATTGCGCAAGTAATCTTTGGCGTGTTGTTTGAGCAGACCTTTGAAATTCAGTTGCGGCATATCTAGCGATATCCATAACTTCATTTTTTAATTCATCCTTGGCTTCTTTTTGAATACGAAAAATGGCGCGCTGAAGTTCCCTAACATCTCTATCATCAATTCTGATAGTGATAGTTTCTTTAGCCATTAGCCTGTTTCTCCAATATATCTATTACAGTCCAGATGAAATCATCATCTTGCTCCAGCCATAGACTGGGCGGGATGTGTGTGGCAACTGAAATTTCTGCTATCAATCGCCCCACACTTCCCGCTTCTAGGATTTTGGGTCAGAGTCCGCGAAATCAAAATCTTCAACTTGATTTACCCAAACATCAAACGGAGCAAGGTTTGCTTCTTCGCGTTGCAATGCTCTGTGTGCCATCCAAAGAATGTCACCCAAGGCAGGGTTATTTTCAAATTCAGAAATTGATTTGTTGTGTTTCTTTTCCCATGCGTAGCGGTCACCAATTCTGACATTTGCTTCAGAGTTGGTGCCATCTACATAAATGATGCGGATTTTCATTTTTTGTCCTTAACTATGCTTTTGTCGGTACGCCAGCGCATTGGAAGGTTACGCTCCAGACAAGGCTATCGTTGCCCGCTCCGCCAACTGTCGGATATTCTGGAAATAACGAACCGCTGAATGTTTGGCTGTTACATGTTAGCACAAACGGGATGCTTGTGTCTGGGGTTTGTGAAGCAGTCCACAATGCGTCCATGAAATCGCTTGTGCCTGAAGTCCAGTCTTGTAGTGCTTCAACTGCAAGGGTTACATTGTTGTCCACAACCTTGAATGCTTTGGTGCCGCCGATTAGGTTGTAGGCATTACGGGTTTGCTCAACAGTTAGAACTGCTGATGTGATTTGTTCTGAGCGAGCAACTGCGTTGATTGTGAGAGTCAGCGTGCCGCCGTTTAGGATGGTTGTTGCCATTACTTTCCCTTTCTTAGAAAGATACCGCGACTTCTAAATCTATGTCGCTGACAGTCAGATAGTTTGTACCTACCTGAAGTTCTTGGGGGGCAGATACGCTTTTTAGTATCGCCCATGTTGGTAATAAATCAATTATTTTTTCTATGAAGTTTTCAAGTTTTGTCAATTCGCCTTGATTGTCGGCTGTATTAACACAGACCTTAATGCGGTAAGCAACGCGCATTGATTTGGTGCCAATCGTTAAAGGCGTTATCCAGTTTGATGAAGGCGTGATAATTACAGAATTTGCAATTGGCGACTCTGGTGGATAAGCAAAGGTTTGATATTGCGTATCATCTTCAAGTGCTGTTGCTAAGTCTGTGCGAACTGATGAAAAAGACATTTACTATCCCAGCATTGTCTTGATGCACATGTAAGGCGCTAAAAGTCCATTTACTCTGCTCAGCAAACTTCTGCCCATGCGATATGGGGCGGGAGTAAAATCAATGCCTACGCCTTGCCCGTTGGATGCTGTGCGGGATTGCCAAACATCAACTGCCGTCATAAGAATTGCTTGATGCACATTCTCTACGCCAGTCCAGTCTGCTTGAACACCAATCCAAGCATGCGGAATAACATAAGTTTCAGAAACATTAGCATTAACTTTTGCCCATGAGATTGTGTAATCAGTAACTGCTGTAATTGTTAAATTGCCATTAAATGGTGAACCCATATTAGTATGAACAATATCCCCAACAACAAAAGTTACTGGCGCGCTAGTTGTTACAGTTGCCACATTTGATACTAGTTTCTTTTTAACAACTGGAATGGTGTGCTGCACTAACATTGGAATAATTACTTCTTCTGCTGCGGCAATGCAACTTTCAATTACTTCATCATCATAAAGAGCGCCAATGCCAAGAGCATCACGCATTTCTGCAACTGTTACATACGGCATTGGCACTCCTTACTTTGATAAAGCGTGGTGACCATCCGCTAGCCACCACGCGGCTTAATTACGCGATATTGAGACGGCGAATGCCCGCAGCCTTTTTAACTGCCAGCGCGCCATAGCCATAAACCGCAACTTCAACTTGACCAGAACCAAGAATTTGAACCTGCAACTGAGTCTTAGGTGATTCGTACCAAGTGACTGCATCTGGTGCAACCAAGAATGCTGAATCATCAACAAAGCCTGAAGCAGAAATGTTCGGGTCTACATAAAGTTGTTTACCTAGAACATTACCAACAACAGAATTGCCATTGACTGAGCCAGAATTGTTTTGTGGATTGCCAGCGATATACAAGGCGCGTCCACTTGAATCTGCCATGCCCATTACGCTGCCCCACAAATCGGCAGAAGCGATTAGGTTACTTGCGAAGTCGCCTGTGGCTTTGTAAGCAGCAGCCGATTCAGTTGCAATAAACGATTGCAAACCAGCAGCAGTTGCAGCAACACCAGTTGATGCAGTACCAGAAGCAATCAAGCCAGCAACTACCGCAGCATCAGTTGCTTTAGCGTAAGCAAACTGCATTTGGCGTACAAGTTCTGTGTAGAAAGCAGGGCTTGAGCGGTCTAACAATTCCCAAGAAATGGTATTGCGTCCAGCGTACTTTTTGACAGAAACAGTTAGTGCTGATGAAGTCATGCCTGTTTCAGATGGTGCGCCTTCTTCAGCGGTTTCTGCAACAGTAGGTTTGGTACCTAGCAAAGGCAGCGTGAAAGAAAGTCCGCTATTTGGCAAAACGCCTTGTGAGATTGCTTCAATTGCAGGACGCCCAGCAAAGTTGCTTGTAATCCATTCATTCATTTGAACCGCAGGGGTAAGCCCTGTATTGGTTGTGGTGCTATCGTCAGCAAATTTTACATACTGACGGCTATCCTCGTCACCCATTTGTGCTTTGATGCTGTGTTCTAGATAAGAACCCGCATCAACAATCGGTGAGCGTGGAGAAGTGTAGGCAAGTCCTACAACTGGCGCTGAAGCCTCAACTGTTTCTGCGGCTTCAACAGGGGCTGTGTTTTCTGACACAGGTATCTCCTCATTGTTGGTTTCATCCTCAGAAACTTCTGTTTCTTCGGCTTCTGATGCAGCAGCCACGCGTGTGATTTCTGCACTAGAAAAAGCGGGGTTGGTGACGAGAGCGCAACCAACCAATTCAGCGCGACTGAACACAGTCACGCCATCAATAATTTCTGATTCTTGCCCTAGGGCTTCAATGCTGAATGAGCCACGCAAATTTTCAGCGGCTTCAATTAATGCATCTGAACCAGCAGTAGTTTGAGCAATCTTGAAATCAGCGTAAATACCATCAGCGCGTGATTCAATATTCAAAGCACGCCCAATCGGTTTGGTGCGGTCATGCTCAAGGTTAAGTTTAATCGCGGACACATCTGGAATCTGAATTGAATCCTCAAGAAACATGGTGCGCCCAATGTTCGGGGTTCCAACTTCATTGAATGGCACAATGCGTCCAGAAATGATGCGCTTAGGAACATCCGCCGCCAAGACATCCATTGTCATTGTTACTTTCATTGATTCTCCGTATCCTGTGAACCGCGTGGCGCTAGGTCTTCCATTTCGCGTGCTTCATCAATTGAAACAATGCCATTGGTTAGAAGCGCTGTTGTGATTTCCATTCTTGTCTTTGCGTCTTCGCGCAAATAATCATCTAAATCAAATTTTATAATGCTTGAGCCACTTGAAATATCCACCATGTTTAAGCGGTCTTCAATAGCGGCAATGAATCCGCGAAGTGTGTGAATCGCCAAATCCTTGCGGGTATCAACAGCGTTGGAATAAGTCATGTTTGCCTGTTGGTCAGCACCAACAACATAAGCAGGCACATTCATCATGCGCGCAATTTCAGAAGCAATGTGTTGGCGTGCTTCCACAAGTTGCATTGCCTTAGAATCAAAACCAACTGATTGATATTCAAAACTTGAATTCAAATATGCGGTTGAGCGAGATTGGCGTGCAGATTTCCATGCATTCAAACTGGAAATGATTTGGTCTTCAGATAAATCAAAACCAGTATTGCGCAAAATTCCCATTGGTACTGGGTCTTTGCTGATGTTGTAAGCAGCAGTTTCTAAAGCGTGAGCAGTCGCAATGGTTTTCGCGCCGCGGGTCAATACGCCTTCTTCTAAAGCCTGAAAAGTTATTAGGCTTCCAACACCACTCATTGGCACAGCGTTGGAATCAACATAATATTGAGCAATTAGTGTGTTGGAAGAATTGTTATCCCATGTGACGCGGCGTGCATCAATCCATGTGAAGCGGCTAGGTCTGCCGTCTTCAGCATAAGTAGAAGTTACTTGCCAGAAAGCACGCCCAAAAAACATTAAGTTATCTATTGTCCATGCCATGGTTACTGAGCGTGGAGTGTTTGGGTCTGGTTGTTCCATCCAAGAATATTTGCGCAGATGGCGTCCATCTTTTGCGTAAAGTTCCAACGGGATTGAAGCCAGCGTATTACAGATTACATTTCTGGCGCGTGCGATTGCAGGGACTTGCATGCTTGTTTCGCGGGTTACAGAATAATCAACCAACCCACCCCATGGCGAATAGGCAACTGCTTTATTCACATTCGGGGCAAGTTCTGCCTTGATGATTGGTTCACGCAATGAGCGGAAATTGTCAAAGATTCCCATAGGTCGCAAATTATCTCATAAAAACATTTTGCTTGCAACAAAGGCGAAGCCCGCAGCCAGAGAGATGAACTGCGGGCTTCTGGGCGGAAGGTTACCCAAATGAATACGCGCGAAGCATAGCGCAAAAGTTTTAATTTGTCATATCGCCACGATTGTTGCAATCGTTGCTTTAGGTGATGCAAGATGAACTGCCATTGCCATAGCAACGGCGGCTTGAACAGAACTTTGCGCATCTCTGCGACCAATACGCCAAGAAGAATCGCCAACTGGTTGGCGACTAGAAGCAGAAACATGGTCAGTAAGAATTTGTTGCCCTCTGTGCTTGATGCGTCCACCATTTAACGCGGCAGCCGTTTCGTCACACGCTTGGGCAAAAACTGCCATATTTATCACATGAACTGGAATATTAGATTGCTGCAATAATGGCGCAACATGCGCGGCACCATCACGCATCATGGCAACTGGCGCCCGATATTCTTTCGCCCACTTCGCTACTTCACCAGCAATAGGCATAGCATCCATAGCAGAATTAGCAGTCCAATGCTGAATAACACCAACCCCAATTGAATCATCTGGAAACTTCTGCGCTCCGACCAAAAAGCATTGTGTTCGCTCCCAATTGAAATCAAGTGCAAGCCAAGTAGGATATTGATTAGACATAGCCAAATCAGGTACATAACTTTCACTCCACATTTCCATATCAAAGCCATTTTCAATTGTATCAACCCAATTGCACAACATTTCCACGCGTATGATATTTGGTTTATCAGACATGCGGGCTTCTAAAACATCCAGACTAACTGT